TTGTACTAGTTGACAGTGAAAATGCTCTAGACGAAAAATGGTTGAAAGATCTCGGTGTTGATACCAGCGAAGAAAAACTTCTAAAACTCAATATGGCTATGATTGATGATGTGGCTAAAACCATTTCAGAATTCATGAAAGAATACAAAGCCATGCCCGAAGACGAACGTCCAAAGGTTATGTTTGTAATTGATAGTTTGGGTATGCTTTTGACTCCAACTGATATCAATCAGTTTGAAGCAGGTGAAATGAAAGGTGACATGGGTCGTAAACCTAAAGCACTTACATCGTTGGTTCGTAACTGTGTTAATATGTTTGGGAGTTATAATGTCGGAATGGTTTGTACAAATCACACATACGCTAGCCAAGATATGTTCGATCCAGACGATAAAATTTCTGGTGGACAGGGCTTCATTTATGCATCTTCTATCGTGGTTGCCATGAAGAAGTTGAAGTTAAAAGAAGACGAAGATGGTAACAAGGTCAGTGATGTGCTAGGTATTCGTAGTGCCTGTAAAATCATGAAAACTCGTTACGCAAAACCTTTTGAAAGCGTACAGGTTCAGATTCCTTATAGTACTGGTATGAAGCCTACTTCGGGCTTAGTTGATATGTTTGAAAAGATGGGCGTATTGACAAAGTCAGGAAATAAGCTACAATATATTAGTAAATCAACAGGCGAAGTTCAAGCGTACTTCCGTAAAGGTTGGACCGAAGATAAGTTGATGACCATTATGCAAGAATGGGACGAATCAGCTGTGAGTGCTCCTGTTGTTACGGAAGAAGAATCAGGGGAAGCATAAATGGAAGAAGATCAAATCATCGAGATTTGGGATGTATTCAAAGAATACATTTCTGACAAAAACAAAGATACTGCCGCAAATCATTTTGTAGATTATTTGCTAGGTAAAGATGTTGAAGTCAGCGTTCTACAAGGTCTAGTAGGGTATGACAGTAGTTTAGACGAAGCCATCGAACTTGTCGTCGGAGACGAAGAAGTCGACGAAGATGAAGATGATGGTGACTACGGTTACGAAGACGAGGAATACTAAACATGGGATGGTATGCTAAAGTCACACAAGACATAGCAAACCTTCCAGATTGTTTAGATCATTTTTACAACGAGTTAGAACAAGCAAGAGCAGAAGTTAAAATCCACGGCAGCGTGGAGAAAGCTTCTGCTTCTTTGCCTGGAATTGTTGAACAAAGATTTAATCAACTGCAAGAGCTTGAAGCTATTCTTGAATCACTAAACATTGATCTACGTAAAATTAGATCCAAACTTTTTAGAAAATACCTAGAGGCATATGCTCGTGCGCTAAACGCCAATGAAGTTAATCGATATGTAGAGGGCGAGCAGGAAGTAGTTGATATGGAAAAGATTATCAACGAATTTGCCATGCTACGAAACCAATGGCTGGGCATTATTAAAGCATTAGATCAGAAGCAATGGCAGTTAACTAATATTGTTAAATTACGCACAGCGGGTCTTGAAGATATTTCAATTTAATTGTATAATATATTATGTACGTAGAAGATTTAGTCTTAGAATTGTCGAGAATGTGGGGAACCGTGAATAAAGCCGACATGGATATACTCCAGAGTTTTACTGATCAGTATATAGACAGCACAGGATTCACAGAAAAGCAAAGTGTACTAGCACTTCGTATTCTCAAACGATATGAAAATTCATTATCGTACAAATTAAAGATTAATATCGCGGCATTTTTGGAAAATCCCAATTTTAAACTAAAAATACGAAAATCTGTAATGTCTAAATCTGTTGATATCGTTGATGGAAATATTATTCAGGTAAAATTTCCTTTCAATGAAAACTCTGTCAAGGCCATTCGAGAATTTAAAGCCAAGGAACACTATAGTACTGCCATTGTATGGGATAAAGATTCTACTTCTTGGCATTTTCCGCTTTCTGAGCAAAATATCAAATTTGTAGCGGATTTGTGTTCTGGGGAATCTTTTACCTTCTGTGAAGATTTTCAAAATTACATAGATAACATTGAAAAAATTATCGAAAATGCAGAAAAATATGCACCTATGTTAAGCATTGACGACGGAGACCTAAAAATTCTAAATTCTCCGAAAAATATGCCTAAAATTGACACCGAAGATATATTAGAAGCCGTGTTCCAAGCTCGCAACATGGGCGTGACATTGTGGGATGACAACATCAACACATTCTTGAATAGTACCTACATTGATCACTTGGTACAAAAATTCTTAAAAAATGAAACTACCAAAGAATTTTCATTAGAGCCCACAGAAATGGGAATTTCTGCTCTAAAAACCATTATCAAGTATAACGGGCCGACATTGATTATTATCCCAGGTGGTAGCGAATATGAAAAGACTACACACATGATTGACATTTTAACAGGTATAGGTATCCCTGAAAAAAACATGTCGATTTTATTCAGATTACCGTCAGAAACTGGCCGAAAATTTAATGATTTTGTCAAAAATCGGGGTCTAAATGGGCCAATTTCGTCAGAAACAAAAGTGGTGTTTATCAGTGCTAAACTGCCTAAACCGCTATTGAAATCCGGTATAAAATTTAATACAATTATAAACACGGGATATGCTATGGCACATTATAGTCTCAAAGAATATACCAAAAATCACCAAAATTTCATTAATTTTGGCACCAAAGTAAAAGCACAAGGATTTAATTTTGCCCAGCTGTAAAATAGTCATTAAAGACGAAGTTAATATCAAGATAGAAAATTTAGATCTTGATACACGCAAAGCCTTGGTCAAAAAATTCAAGTATGAAGACCCCACAGCTCGCTTCAGACCAGCCTATAAATTAGGTCGTTGGGACGGTACAGTGAGTTTTTTTGGTCTTGGAGGAACAACTTATCTAAGTATGCTTCCACAGGTTTTAGAATATTTAGAAAGTAAAAATTTCTACATTGAACTGGAAGATCAACGCATTCCAATCGACCTAAAATTTGACGAAATTTCGGTGGATTTTTGGGGTGATGCAACATGGCCCAAAGGACATAGATTCGAAGGTCAACCAATACGTTTGCGTGAAGATCAAGTTGAAGTTATTAACACATTTCTCAGACATCCGCAAAGCATACAGGAAATTGCCACTGGTTTTGGTAAGACAATTACCACTGCAACTTTGTCAAAAATCTGCGAAAAATACGGTCGAACAATAACCATTGTTCCTAACAAAAGTCTTGTGGAGCAAACACTAGAAGATTTTGTCAACGTTGGTTTAGACGTTGGTGTTTACTACGGTGACCAAAAAGACCTAGATAAAACTCATACAATTTGTACTTGGCAGTCACTCAATATTTTGGACAAAAATAGCAAAAATTGGGATGAAGCGGCCTGTGCTAAAATGGAGATGTTATTGTCAGATGTTTGCTGTGTTATGGTAGATGAAGTACACATGGCCAAGGCAGATGTACTAAAAAATCTTCTAACACGCAATTTGGCCAGTGCTCCTATCCGTTGGGGATTAACTGGCACAATCCCCAAAGCTGACCACGAATTTCAAAGTATCAAAGCCAGTCTAGGCGAAGTAACAAACCACGTATTTGCCCATGAACTTCAAGAAGCAGGTGTACTAAGTAACTGTCATGTAAATATTATCCAGACTGCCGAATGGAAAGAATTTAAATCCTACGCAGAAGAACTAAAGTATTTGGTCACCGATAATGCTAGGTTGGATTATATGTGTGACTTGATTAAAAACATAGCAGAAACTGGTAACACACTTGTTCTAGTTGGACGGATTGAGTCTGGCAAAACAATGATTGAGAAAATTCCTGATAGCGTTTTTATTAGTGGCGAAGTAAAAACTAAAGATAGAAAAGAGGAATACGATGAGGTTAAAACGGTTAATAACAAGATCATTGTGGCGACTTATGGTGTGGCCGCTGTGGGTATTAATATCCCTCGTATTTTTAATCTGGTTCTGGTGGAGCCCGGAAAGAGCTTTGTTCGCGTTATACAATCAATTGGCCGAGGTATTCGGAAAGCCGACGACAAAGACCACGTCGAAATCTGGGACCTAACTGCTGCTTCAAAATATGCCAAACGGCATCTGAC